TTCTTCTACATACATTTCAAAATGGTCTTTCATAAAACTACTCATTTTCTTTTAAAACTCCCATCAATTTTTTCTCGTACCATTCTGCTTTCTCCAAATCCTGTATTCCGTTCTTGTATTTAAATCTCCAGCGATATTTTAAGGAGTTGCCGCGTAGGTAGCCTACAAATTCTTCGTGTGTAAGCATAGCTTCGATAGCATCTATACATTCTATACCGCCTTTGTTATAATGTGGTGGATGGTTAACTAAGTCTTTCATTTCTTCCTCGTTGTAGTAAATCATTTTAGCCATTTAAGATACTCCTTTATATATTAAAACAAAACCTGAAAAGAAAAACAAAGAACTAAATGCTGTTTGCATTATAGAAATCTTTGCATCTAATGAAAAGAATTGATTTAAATATCCTAGATAACCCAACAAATATAGATCATCTTTTAATGGTAATGATGCTATATCTACTAAAAATAAACCATTAAATATAATAGTGAATCCTAGTGTAAAATATAATAACTTTTTATAATTCATTCTTCTCTCCAATTTTTAGGTAAACTCTCTGTGCTATACCATCTGAATCCATTCTTTGAGGCCCATTCAGCGTGACTTCGTTTAGTTCCATCTCTTCTTCTCTTTGCTCCTGGCATAGGTGCTGAAGGATTAGAGAATAAAAAGACTAACTCACAATCATCAGGTAATATCTTTTTAATCCATTTGTATTTATTATATTCAGCGTAATCCCAAAACCTGCCTTTGGCCTCTAAGTATATTATTTTATCATCAAGTACTCTTATAAAATCAGGATGGTACTTGTGTGGAATACTATACTCTATGATTCCTTTATGGTGTTCCCAATGTTGTAGTTCTTCCTGGTGTAGGTCGTACTCCCACTTAGAGTCATATCCTTTTGGTAGTCCTTTTTCAATTGGTCTACGTTTTCTTGGTTTTCTTTTCATAACTAATGTCTTGTCTCATCTGTTGGCATATCCATTCCTAGTTCTCTTAAATTAACTTCAGTCTTTAAAAGATCTCTTAGTTTATTTAATAAGATAGTATCTATCTCTTGTAGCTCTGCTCCAGAAAATAGAACTCCACCTATGGCTATGATTAATTCATCTAAAGGAATAGCATCAACATCTATTTCTAAAAAATTTTTCTCTTCGTTTATTGTCATCATTGTAATTCTTTATTTAATTGTTCTAAGGTTAAATCGGGATTTCTTTTTACCTTTTTATATATCCATTTTAAAGAATAAGCACTGAGTAAAAATTTCCTATTCGTATATATGTGAGTCTGATCAGATAAATACTCTTCGATATTGTTCACGTTGATCTGTTGTTTATCTTCTTCGTTAGGTATGACTGAATACAACCACTCAACTAGTAATTCTTTACCACGTTTCCTAAGTCTTTTAGCTTTTCTTCCATTCATTTGTTACCTCTCTAACTCGTGGAAGTTTTACAACATTTGTCAAGTACTCAAGTTTCTTAGAATATTTAAATACTCTTAAACCTTTACCATCGTTAGCATCTGCGTGACAAACAAACTTATGTCTACAGTATACACAAGGTCTAGCAATCTTCATGTTACCTGAAGTTCCTTCTGGAACAGTGTCGTAGCATTTCTCAGGTGGAGTATCTTGTTTAATTTGTTTCTTTAAAGTCTTTATCCTTTGTTCAATATTTGGTTTATCTAATTCTTGTGGTCTAAACAAAGCAAGTTCTCCACTTTCTTTATTAAGAGTAAGGAATCCACCATGTTCTGTACCTTCAGCAGCTTCATAACCTGCTATCTGTGCCATGTAACCAAATGGATCATCATCAGCTAGTGTGCCGTCTTTGAATTTCTTGAATGCAAAACCTGAAGCTGTCTTAACATCTACTACTTCACCATCAATCTTACAATCCATGTGGCCTTTAATACCTTGTACTTTAACTTCCTTTTGTTCGTCAGTTACTTCGTGTCCTGCTAAACGAGCCAAGAATAAAACAACTTCTTCCAGGATATGACCATATAAAAACTTAATCTGTGTTGCAGCAGAGAAAGAATTTTTCTGATCTGTAGCTTTCATGTCGTACCATAACTGACGGTTAGGTTTACCTACGTTTGACATTCTCAAGGTAGGTTTGTTAATAGGATGTTCTCCAGACCAACCAAGTAATGCTTGTTTCATTGCCTCACCGAAAGCTGTGGCTGTTTCTTCTGAAACTCCTAATGATTGTCCTTCTGTAAGGGTGTCAAGTTTGTCGTATATATCTTGTACTAAAGTATCTAATGTTTTTTTCTTCTTAGCCATAAGCTATTCCTCTTTCTTTATATAATTTTTTATAAAAGGTTGCGACCTTTTGTATTTGATCTGGTGTTGCTTGGTTCTTAATTGAGTTTGCCATGTGAGATACCATAATAACATTTCCTTTTGTGTAGCCTTTGTCATTATCTATCCTATCTAAACTAGGTGAATTTTGCCAATTATCCATACCTATTTTAAGTTTCATGCCTAGTATAGGACAAGTATCTGTAACCAATTTTTTTAATTCTTCTTTAGTTAGAGTAAATTTTATATTTCTTTTCTTTGCTCTATATCTAGCATCTCTTAATAAGACTCTAATATGATCATTTGATCCTATCTTTCTTGAGTTTTCTGTTCTCTTTCCAGACTGACAAGATCTACATTCTGTTCTGTAGCTATTAACATCTAATCTTAAATAAAAAGAATCAATATCTTTTTCTTCTTTACAAACTCTACAAACTTTAGTGTGTTTCACTCCAATTATCTCCTATTTTGTATTCACCATCTAAAGGACAGTGCATATTATAATAAGTACCAGCATCTTTAAGTGCTTGTACTGCAAGTTTTCCAAACTCTTCAGCGTGTTCGGTCTTGACTTCGACTTGCCATTCATCATGTATGTTGGCAACAAACTTATAGTCTAAACCTTCTTCTTTAGCATTAGCATCTAATAACACTAGTGCTTTCTTCATTACTATAGCACCACCACCTTGTAATAAACTATTCAAAGAAGCGTGAGCGTTTCTTATATATATCCTTCTTCCATCAAGTCCTTTGAGGAAACCTTTCGTTGCTGCTTTTGTAACTCTATCTCGAATTGCCTTAAATGTTGGTTGATTAGTAAAGTAGCGTTCTCTAAGTCTCTTGCCATCTGCTTCGCTTCCACCAACCACTTGGCCAATCTTTTTATTTCCTGCTCCGTACAAGAGTGCATAGATGAAAGTCTTCGCCTGATTTCTTGATTGAAGTCCTGCAAGTTCTTTGTTTCTGGTATGGATGTCTCCATGTATTATCTCCTTTGTAAATTCAGCATCGTTCATATAATGTGCTAATATTCTTAACTCCAAACTTGAAGCATCAATGCCTACTAATTTATATCCTTTGTTTACTGTCCAACATTCTCTGCATTCAACACCATAAGGACTCTTAACTGACGGTACTTGTGCCATGTTAGGTGACCTATGGCTCATACGACCAGTGATCGTGCCGTTAGGTATCACGAACCCATGTACTCTACTGTCATCTTCGACTGCATTAATCCAGGATTCGATCTGTGCAATTCGTTTCTGTAGTAATAGAAACTCACCAATTAACTGAGCTTCTGAAATATCTTTTATGCGACCTAATATTTTCTCGTCTACTACTGGCTGTCCAGTAGGTGTAAATTTCTTAGGCTTCCAACCAAAGTCTTGTAAGTACTCACCAATTTGTTTTCTTGATCCTAAGTTAAAAGGTTCTTCATGTTCTCTTATAATCTTTTCTTTACCTTCAGCAAATTCTATCTGCTCGTCTATTGTTAGATGTACTTTCTTTCTTGTATCTAGGTTAAGTCCAAGTTTAGAAAGCGCACCAGTCTTTGTATGTTGTGGTATTATTTCTTCTCGCATGATCTTAGGTTTGAAAGTCTCGTGTACTTCATCCTCAACTTCACCCATCCTTTTATAAAGACTAGCAAGAAGTTTCTCAGCTTTAGATCCGTCAAATCCAAAACCATCTTCTTCTTGTCTCTTCATTATAGCAGCTACAGAGTGTTCCAAAACAATAGATTCTTTAGAGAATCCTTGAGCTTCTTTACGTAATGCTTCAAGTACTAACTTGTTAAGTTGTACATCTTTAACACAATACTCTAACATCTTTGAACTATAGGTTGCAAAATCTTCAAAGCCTATCTTAGGATACTTGAGAATATATCCCCACATATTTAAACTGTGGCCACCTTCTCTGACTGGTCTAAGTAAACGAGATAAGACCAGAGTATCTACCAGTTTTTTATTGGTTAGATCTACACCTAATAATTTCTTTATGACTGGTATATCAAAGCCTACTATATTGTGTCCGATTAATGTGTCTGCCGATTTAAGTAACTCAAGACCTGACTCCAGTTGGTGAGGAGCAAACTTATATATCTGACCAGAGTCAGAATCTTGAGCGACAATACACCAAACTTTAGTAGCTTTGAGATCATCTGTCTCTATGTCAAATACTAAACTAGGCATAATCATTAAACTCTAAATCGTTGTTATCATCTTCGTAATCTTCAGAAGGTATTTCATTTAACCTTCCAGTTTCTCTATCATATAGTAATCTACTAGCTAAACCTACATCACCAGTGTACCTGGATTTCAATACTCTCAAGAGCGTAGTGTTAGCTTCGTCTGGATCGTCTGATTGTTGATTTCGTTCCAATCCTATGACGCAATCTGATAGCTGTGCTATACTTTGAGAACCTCTCAAGTGACTTAGGTTCACTTGTATTCCATTCTCGTGTCCTTTGTTACCATCTACTCGTCTAAGGTGTGACACCAGTATAAGACCAGCACCAGTCTCTTCACAGATTGATCTGAGCTTAGTCATTATAGCATCGATTGCTCTACGTTCATCACCTTCTATCGTGGCTGATACTAACATATGAAGGTGATCTACAATTACCCACTTACATCCGCAACCTACGATCATATATCTTAACTTAGAGAAGATCTCTTCGATAGAGTTCGTACCAAAATGCGCATGAATCCATACACGATTCTCATTCTCTCCGTTGTAAAGAATATCGAAGTACTTATCAATCTCTTCTTGTGAAAACTTCTCTAGTTCTTGGTCGATATACAACCTAGCATTCGCCTCTATAGATAAGATACCACTGATAGTTCTGTTAGGATCTTCCTCTAAGGCAATGATACCTACGTTATCGTCTGTCTCTTTTATGAGCCAGTGTTCTAGTTCTCTAGTTACACTTGATTTACCCAAGCCAGTTCCACCAGTAAAGGTGACAAGTTCTCCTTGTCTTAAGCCATAGAGTTTCTTGTTCAGTCCTTCATAAGGATAAGGAACACTTGGTTTCTTTTCTCTGTTCATGAACTTCATCTTGTATTCTGAGACATTGATAACACCAGAAGGTGTGTATGTCTTAGACTCCCACCAGGATTGATTGAAGGCACTCTTAGCACCAGCCATGATCATATCATTAGCGTCTTTATATCCGTTAGGAATACGCATGATCTTAGCCTTGCTTGGTTTAAGAACCCTAGCCACTTTCTTAGCAGCTTCTTGTCCAGCTTTGTCTCTATCGAAACAGATTACAACATTATCAAAACTCTCTACAAATTCTAGGCTGTTCTTGACATCTCTTACTGCTCCTTGTGCGCCAGTTTTTATACTAACGACTGGCCACTTAGAACCTAGCATTTCGTATGCAGCTAGAGCATCGTACTCTCCTTCAACGATAGTAAGATATTTCCCACCACCTTTGAACAGTTGTTCTCCGAATAGTCCACTCTCTCTTAACTCACCAGTTGCTTTAAAGTTTTTAGAAACTCCATCTGCTGTTTCGTATTTAACTTTAGTAGCTACCAGTTTGTTGTCAGCATAGTAGGGAAAGACTTGTTCAACTACTTTACCAATACTATTTAGAACAACCTTAACTCCATATTTTCTGGCTGTCTTTTCAGAAAGATTGCGATGCTCTATACGTGCAAAGATTCCATTCTTTGGAACTTGTAAAGTATTTTGCTTTTTATCTTTCAAGTTAGTTACTGTCGCAACCATAGGTTTCTCCTCTCCTATTTCTTTATAGTAGTCTGGAAAGAAATCTCCACAACTAAAACATTTAGCTGATCCATCTTCGTTAATAGAACACGCATCACTACTATTGCAAATAGGACAAGGTTTGTATAATTCTACAAATTCTGTACTCATTGTTTGCTCCCTCATTTTAAAATTTATATGCCTACCACCTACCGAAGTTTCTAAGGTACTTCCTACCTGCACAGATTAATCTTCTTCAGGGGGAAAAGCATCTGTCTCTTCTATGTCAACATCATCAACCTCAGATTCTTCTGAAGAACCTTCGTTGTTCACAATATCTACAATCCGACCAGAAAAGAAATTGATTCCAGCTTGTAGCTCTTCTAAGTCTAGCACAAGGTTGGCTTTCTTTTGGTTGAGCCTTTGAAGTCTTCCAAAGATTCCTTTGGCTTCTTCTGGTAGATCCTCTACTGAGATTTGAACATCATCAATAGTGATATAAGGTTGTGGTTGTTGTTCTTGTTGTTGAACTTCTTCGTTCATTTTGGTCTCCTATTTAAAATTCAATATCATCAGCACCATCAACAACATCAAACTCATCTTCACTTCCATCGCTGTAAGGAACGTGTTCCAAAACCTGGATAGCTTGGAGATCCAAACGGTGAAAGATTCCGAATTTGTTCTCAACTGTTTTAGGTTGAAATTGAACTCTGATTTTAGATCCATTACCTATCGGCTGATCGAAAGGATTCTTAGCAGCATCCACAACACGAACTGGTGGATTGGTACTGCCATCTGGCCTTAAGTAATACTTCTTGAAGAACAACGCAGGTTGCTCATCAATCTCTTTGATCTTGTGACCATCAGCTTCATAAGTAGCAGCAGTCTCTTTATCGACTACCAAACTACACTGATAAGTTGGTGGATCAAAAGTGTCGTTGGGTTTTAATGCGCTTACCCAATACGCTATTCCTTCTAGTAACATATAAGTCTCCTTTTTATTTAGAAGTTGTTTCAGTTAATTATTTAACTTATAGCTGGATTATACACGAACATCCACCTAAAGTCAA